GGGTAAGTGCTGCGGGTGGTATTCAGAACACAGCAATAGGTAATTTAGTTCCTAATTCAGGCACGTTTACTCAGTTAGTTGCTTCTAGTATCAGCGTATCTGGCAATGCTGTTGTTGGAAATCTTAATGTTTTAGGTACTATTACCTATATCAACAGCAACATTACCTTAGTAGTAGATCCAATTGTGGAATTAAATACCGGCCCTAATGGAACACCATTGTCTGGCCCAACTCCATATGATTCGGGTTTAAAAACGCATTATTGGGATGCTGCAGACAGATCCGCATTTTTCGGTAGAATTAACAGTTCTGGTTATTTCGAGTACTATAGTAATGTTACAAGTGAATCAGGAAATGTTATCACTGGTGTTTACGGGACAATTAAAACCGGAAATCTGATCTTAACTAGTAACGCTACCATTCCGAATATAAACAGTGGTAATATCAGAAACGATAATTATTTTTATGCAAATGGAGATCCATTTACTGGTATTAAGGTAATCACTAGTTCAGCACCACCTGTAGCAGGCAACGTAGTGGGTGATCAATGGTATAATACAACAAATAATGCTATGTATGAATACCAATTTGATGGAACGAATTATTTTTGGGTAGATATTACAGGACCTGCATTTGGCTATAGCGAACAAGTAACTACTAACACTGGTAGTTCTTCAGAAACATTAAGTCCATTTTTATTAATGGGCGCATAAGAGAGATTTATAATGACAACCATATATAAAGTTTTAGGACAGATAAATCCAACTGCAAATACGTTAACAACTCTTTATACAGTACCTTCAGGCAACAGTGCAGTGATCAGTACAATCAGTGTTTGTAATCAAACTGCAACGGCTACAACTTTTGACATAGCTATTAAGCCTGGAAATGCATCAATAGAAAGCAAACACTATGTAAATTTTCGCACCCCCTTACCTGCTAGCGACACTGTGTTTTTAACGCTAGGTATTACTTTAGCTGCTACAGATGTAATTGCTGCCAACGCAGCTATCAGTTCAGTTAGCTTTAATGCATTTGGAAGTGAAATTTACTGATGAGTATAAAATCTACCAGCATTAGTTCGGCACGACAGCAATCTGTTCAATCAAAAAGTGCAGGATTTATTTTTGTGGCAAATGCCTATGCAGCCACTGGCGCAGCGATTGGGCAGGCCACGGACATTAAACGGTATGTGGTAGTACCTGGACAAACCGAAACTATTCAACAAATTGCAGGGGGTAATGCGCCAACTGTAAGCAGTGTGGTAGTAACAGATAGTAATTGGGTGCCTACTGGACTAAATGTAATTGATAATCTTACTGGTGGGTACATAGAAATAAATGGCACGGGATTCGATTCTGGCACTACAGTTTATCTTAATGGGCAGTCTATTACTACAATTTTCGTCAACAGCACATTGTTGCGAGTAACTGTTCCGCCTTCAGCTATTGGTACTTACAGTTTAATGATTTTCACCAGTACAGGCACAGGGGTTATATACCTAAATTTAGACTTTTCGTCTGCACCTGCCTTTATTACTGCTGCAGGTTCATTGGGATCTACATACGAATTATTGCCATTTAGTTATACTATACAAGCTAATGCAGATTCTAATATAGCGTTTTCTGTGCAGTCTGGCAGTTTACCTGCCAATTCTAGTTTGCAATCAAATGGTGTACTTTCAGGTAATGGTCCTGCTGTAGAAAACAGTACCCTATATTCCATTGTGGTACTAGCAGAGGATCAAGAAAATCAAACTGCAACTAGAAGTTTTAATTTTACTATATTACCTGACTTAATTACTTGGTATAATCCTAGTGGTAATGTATCCTATGTGTTCCCTACAAATTTTCCAATGAGTCAAACACAAGGTAATGTTACATTAAATGCACAGGCAATTAGTAATCAACCCATTACTTATACCGCTAATACTTTACCCACAGGGATAACTTTAAATGGAAATTTAATTTCTGGAACTCCCACAGTTCAGGGTAATGTGTTTAGTTTATTGTCTGCAACCAGTGCAGTTACAAACAAAACAGCTAACGTATTAGTGACATTTAAAATAAGAAACACTTTCGACGTAAACAATTATCAACCCTATTTTGCCAATTGCATTGCACTGGAAAAATTTGACGCCGCCGGTCAATTTATATCTCCCGATGGTACTAATCTATATGTTACGGACACTCTTAACGACAGGCTTATTCAATATACCATGCAGGCAAATACTTTATCTACAGCAACCGTTTCAGCTACCTTAGCTATTACCGCGAATGGTCTTGCAGCCAGTAATCCACAAAGCGTGATTTTTAAAGATGACGGCACAAAAATGTTTGTGGCTGCTGATCCTAATACTCCATGGATAAATGAATATGTTTTATCTCAACCTTGGAATATAAATTCTGCAGTATTTGTCTCAAATTTAAATGCAAGTCCTTTCAGTGCGATTAGTATCGATAGTATTGCGTTCGCAAATTCGGGGCAACGATTATACACTATGTACAGTTCTGGTGTAAGAGAGTGGACATTAGGAACTCCTTGGCAAATTAACACTGCGGTTATAACTTCCAGATCTACAAGTCTTCCTGTAGGCACTTATGGTTTTGTTGTTACTAATGATGGTACTACTTTATGGAATGCTAATAGTTCTACTATTCAAAAAAGAAGTTTAACTGTTCCATTTCAGATCAATGCATCTACTGTATTACAATCTGCAAGTACTTTGCCTGCGACAACTCCATTCATAAACAGCTCTATTAATAGTATTAGGTATATGCAAATTAGCAGCGATGGCCGTCGTATTTACTATATAGCTGATCCATTGGTGAATCCAATTGTGTTTACAACCGAACTTACTGTGCCCAATGACTTAACTTCGATGCAATATAATGAATTGTCTGGATTTTATGGTTATACGGCCACTGGTCTTAGAATAAAAGATGATGGCCTTAAACTTTGGGCAGTAGACGGACTAAATCTAAATAACTTATCAGAATATACATTATCTAGAGCTTTTGACGTAGGGTCGGCCAATATCGTAAGTAATCTAGCAATTACATTAACCAGTTCCACAGGATTGGCTTTTAAAGATGACGGTACTAGGCTTTTTGTATCAAATGCAACCAGAATTAACGAATATACTTTAAGTACACCGTGGCAAACAAATAATGCGGTTTTAGCTGGTAATTTGACTGTAACTACTATTACTAATGATTTAGCGTTCAGCTCTAATGGGGATAGAATGTTTCTAATTAATAGTAGCTCTGATAATATATTAGAATATCATTTAACAACCCCTTGGCAAGTTAATACAGCAGCACAAAGAGGAACCTATAGTATAGTTGCCTATGAAACAGCAGGCAGTAGTTTATTTTTCAACAGTTTTGGAAATGTGGTCTTTTTCACAGGTACTGGTTCGGACAGTATCCATCAATTAAATCTGTCTACACCCTGGCAAATTAATACTGCTTCTTATATAGGGAATGTTTCTTTGGCCTTTTACGAAACTGCACCGGTAGGTATGTGTTTAAATTCTACTGGAACCAATTTGTATTTTAGTGGGTCCACGTATGATTTAATTTATCAATGGAAATTAGGATAATTTTTGAATAAATATTTTGTATTATAAAGGTAAAATGAATGTCATTTCCGACTAGTCCCGTTGATAATCAGGTTGCAACAGTAAATGGAATTACTTATAGGTATAGTTCTGCTAGCAATTCGTGGACTAGAATAGTTGTCACTCCCGAAAATTTTGTAACCAATTCTATAGTTGTTAATAATACTGCCCAATTTTCCAGCATTAATGCTAGCGGTAACGCAACAATAAATGGTTTAACTATTAATAACTCGGCAACCATTGGAACAACATTAGGGGTGACAGGTAACGTAATAGCGGGTAATGTTACAGGTACGGGCAAAGTTGTTGCAGGAGAGTTTTTTTACAGCAATGGAGTAGCCGCAGTCGGTCCACAAGGACCGCAAGGCCCACAGGGAATACAAGGCCCACAAGGACCACAAGGACCACAAGGAATTCAGGGACCACAAGGACCCATCGGTCCAATTGGTATTCAAGGACCACAAGGCCCACAAGGACCACAGGGAATACAAGGCCCACAAGGACTACAGGGAATACAAGGCCCACAAGGGCCCATCGGTCCAATTGGTATTCAAGGCCCACAGGGTCCACAGGGCCCACAGGGAATACAAGGTCCCATAGGTCCAATTGGTATTCAAGGCCCACAGGGAATACAAGGTCCACAGGGCCCACAGGGAATACAAGGTCCACAGGGACCCATAGGTCCAATTGGTATTCAAGGACCACAAGGACCACAAGGGCCACAGGGAATACAAGGCCCACAAGGTCCACAGGGTCCACAGGGCCCACAGGGAATACAAGGTCCACAGGGCCCACAGGGACCCATCGGTCCAATTGGTATTCAAGGACCGCAAGGACCACAAGGACCACAAGGACCACAAGGACCACAAGGACCACAAGGACCCATCGGTCCAATTGGTATTCAAGGACCACAAGGACCGCAAGGGCCTATAGGCCCAATTGGACCAATCGGGCCACAAGGACCGCAAGGGCCTATAGGCCCAATTGGTATTCAAGGACCGCAAGGACCACAAGGACCACAAGGACCACAAGGACCACAAGGACCCATCGGTCCAATTGGTATTCAAGGACCACAAGGACCACAAGGACCACAGGGCGAGCAGGGAATACAAGGCCCACAGGGACCCATCGGTCCAATTGGTATTCAAGGCCCACAGGGACCGCAAGGTCCACAGGGATTACAGGGAATTCAAGGACCGCAAGGTCCACAGGGATTACAGGGAATTCAAGGATCGCAAGGTCCACAAGGACCGCAAGGTCCACAAGGGCCACAAGGAATTCAAGGGCCGCAAGGACCACAAGGACCACAGGGTATTCAGGGAATTCAAGGGCCACAAGGACCGCAAGGAATTCAAGGACCGCAAGGAATTCAAGGACCACAAGGTCCACAAGGGCCGCAAGGAATTCAAGGACCACAAGGAATTCAAGGACCCCAAGGTCCACAAGGCCCTATAGGACCAATTGGACCAATTGGTCCACAAGGACCTCAGGGTCCACAAGGTAATCAAGGCACACAAGGACCTCAGGGTCCACAAGGTAATCAAGGCACACAAGGACCTCAGGGTCCACAAGGAATTCAAGGACCACAAGGCCCAATTGGTCCAATTGGTATTCAAGGTCCGCAAGGTCCACAAGGAATTCAGGGACCACAAGGCCCACAAGGAATTCAGGGACCACAAGGTCCACAAGGAATTCAAGGGCCGCAAGGGCCGCAAGGGCCGCAAGGTCCACAAGGTCCAACTGGTCCTGCTACAATTATTAATGCTACAGATAATAATTCTACAACTGCATTATATCCAGTAATGGTAGGTGCTGCGGGGACTAACCAACCCCCAAATGTTTCGATTAATAAACTTACATTTAACGCAAGTGCAGGTTCATTGACGGCAGCTGGCGGACTTCAAAATACTGCAATTGGCAATGTAATACCTGCTGCAGCTTTTTTTACCACAATCCAAACTAGCGGAACGGCTACAGTAAACAGTCTTTACGCAAATACAAGTTCGACTGTTGCGGGTAACTTAACAGTTAATGGTAACTTAATAGTAAGTGGTAATGTAATTGCCAGCGGATCCAACAACACCTTCTTCACTGACAGCATTATTGAATTACATACTCTACCAAATTTAGCCAATTTAACATTCAATGACGGTAAAGATATAGGTGTTAGATTTCATTTCTATAAGACTCAAAATGATAATTCATTTTTAGGTTGGCAAAATGAAACGGGGTATCTAGAATGGTTAGGATCTGGAGCAACTGAAGACGTAAATGCCAATGTTATTACCGGGACTTATGGGACAATTAAGACTGGGGAATTAATTTTAGCCAATTCCACTGCTGCTATTTCCACAAGCACAGGTGCATTAGTGGTTAGTGGTGGTGCAGGAATAACCGGTAATGTGTATGCCGGCAACTATTTTTATGCAAACGGACAACAAGCAGTAGGTCCACAAGGTCCACAAGGGCCACAGGGTATTCAAGGACCGCAAGGGCCTACTGGACCAGTAGCTGGTGCTGCTAACCAGGTTGTGTACAAAAATGCAAGTAATGTTGCAGCAGGAAGTGCTAGTTTTACATTTGATGGTAGTCAACTTTTATCTGTACCACAAATTACATTAAGCAATAGTCAAGGTGATGAAGGTGGAGAAATACTATTAGCAAAGCCTGCCACAAATGCAACATATACTGGAACTGGTATTACTATAGATGCTTATCAAAATAAAATAAGAATCTTTGAGCAAGGTGGTACCGCAAGAGGCGCATATATTGATATTACTGCAGCAGCAGCAGGTGTAGGAACTAATTTATTAGCAGGAGGTCCTCAAGGCCCTCAAGGACCACAAGGACCGATCGGTAATTTAGGACCACAAGGACCACAAGGACCAATCGGACCTATAGGACCACAGGGACCACAGGGACCACAGGGACCGATCGGTAATTCAGGACCACAAGGACCACAAGGGCCAATTGGGCCGATTGGTCCACAAGGTCCGCAAGGTCCACAAGGACCAATCGGTTTACAAGGTCCGCAAGGTCCGCAAGGACCAATTGGAGTACAAGGACCACAAGGCCCACAGGGACCAATTGGCAATCAAGGCCCCATTGGTCCAACTGGTCCAATTGGAGTACAAGGCCCACAAGGCCCACAAGGTCCAATTGGACCAATTGGAGTACAAGGACCACAGGGACCACAAGGGCCAATTGGACCTATAGGACCACAGGGACCACAAGGGCCAATCGGGCCAATCGGACCAATTGGTCCGCAAGGTCCGCAAGGACCGATCGGCCCTATCGGCCCTATCGGGCCACAAGGACCACAAGGGCCACAAGGACCAAGAGGTCCTCAAGGACCACAAGGTCCACAAGGTCCACAAGGTCCACAAGGATCTATCGGCCCGATAGGACCTATCGGCCCACAAGGACCACAAGGACCTATCGGCCCGATTGGACCTATCGGTCCACAGGGTCCTACAGGACCTGGTACTAGTATACAAACTAGTACATTTAGCACAAAATCGTCACAAACATATTTTCCGGTTGCAGTAACTACTAGTGGCACACCTACTACCCCATTTGATACGTTTGATTCAGTTGTTGGATTTTATTGGGAGTATATCAGTGATGGTACAGGTAATTTATTTGCTTTAACTTCTAATGTCCGTGCAGCTAATTTCTTTTATGCCAATGGAGTGGCAGTATCGGGCAGTGGACCGCAAGGACCACGTGGTCCGCAGGGACCACAAGGTCCACAAGGTCCACAAGGTCCACAAGGTCCAATCGGCAATCAAGGTCCAATAGGCCCCATTGGACCAATTGGGCCACAAGGTCCACAAGGTCCACAAGGCCCAATCGGCAATCAAGGTCCAATAGGGCCACAAGGGCCACAAGGACCAATCGGTAATCAAGGACCTATAGGTCCAATCGGTCCAATCGGTCCAATAGGACCACAAGGTCCACAAGGTCCACAAGGACCAATCGGTAATCAAGGACCCATAGGTCCAATCGGTCCACAAGGACCACAAGGACCACAAGGACCACAAGGACCACAAGGACCTATAGGTCCAATCGGAAATCAAGGACCTATAGGTCCAATCGGTCCACAAGGACCACAAGGACCACAAGGACCTATAGGTCCAATCGGAAATCAAGGACCTATAGGTCCAATCGGCCCACAAGGGCCACAAGGTCCACGAGGACCACAAGGACCACAAGGTCCACAAGGTCCAATCGGTCCAATCGGTCCAATCGGAAATCAAGGACCTATAGGTCCAATCGGTCCACAAGGGCCACAAGGACCACAAGGACCAATTGGTCCTATCGGAAATCAAGGACCTATAGGCCCAATTGGACCAATCGGTCCACAAGGTCCACAAGGTCCACAAGGACCACAAGGACCAATCGGTCCGATCGGAAATCAAGGACCTATAGGACCGATTGGTCCACAAGGACCACAAGGGCCACAAGGGCCAATTGGTCCGATCGGAAATCAAGGACCTATAGGCCCAATTGGACCAATCGGTCCACAAGGTCCACGAGGGCCACAAGGACCACAAGGTCCACAAGGACCACAAGGGCCCATTGGTAATCAAGGTCCTATAGGCCCAATTGGACCAATAGGGCCACAAGGGCCACAAGGGCCACAAGGGCCAATAGGAAATCAAGGTCCTATAGGTCCGATCGGTCCGCAGGGACCACAAGGCCCGATTGGACCTATAGGTCCAATCGGAAATCAAGGACCCATAGGCCCAATCGGGCCACAAGGACCACAAGGTCCACAAGGACCAATTGGTCCAATCGGAAATCAAGGACCCATAGGCCCAATTGGACCAATTGGACCGATAGGCAATACGGGTCCACAAGGTCCGCAAGGACCACAAGGACCTATAGGTCCTATCGGAAATCAAGGACCCATAGGACCAATCGGTCCAATTGGACCTATTGGAAATACTGGTCCACAAGGTCCGCGAGGACCACAAGGACCTATAGGTCCTATCGGTCCAATAGGAAATCAAGGACCCATAGGCCCAATTGGACCAATAGGCCCCCAAGGCCCAACCGGACCTAGCACTGCGATCAATGCTACCGCAGTTACAACTGCTGGAACTTTTTATCCTGTATTTGTAGCAGCAGCAGGCAGTAATCAAACACCTAGTGTAAGAACCACAGCCACAGCATTTTCTTATAACCCCAGCAGTCAGGTTTTAGGAGGTGTAGCTACCTTGTCCGGTACTGCTACTAATGTTACGGTGACAGCTGGTGCATTTTCTTGGACTTTTGACAATGCAGGCAACTTTACTAAAGCATTTACCACTAATACAGGTAATATTGGAACACAAACCAACTACTTTAATACTGTATTTGCTAAAGCAACTAGTGCACAATATGCTGACTTGGCAGAAAAATTTGAAGCTGACTCAGCCTATCTACCTGGCACAGTGTTAGATTTTGGTGGTACTAAAGAAGTTACACTAAGTACAACAAGCCATTCCAGTAAAGTCGCAGGTGTGGTATCTACTAACCCTAGTTATTTGATGAACTCTATGCAACAAGGTGAAAATGTAGTAGAATTAGCGTTAACAGGGCGAGTGCCCACAATGGTAATAGGACCAGTTGGGAAAGGAGATCGATTAGTGACCAGTCATATCCCAGGAGTAGCTCAACGGCTAGACCCAGCTCTTTATCAGCCTGGCACAATAATTGGTAAAAGTTTAGAAGAATATCATGGCAATGTTCCTGCCATGATCACTGTTGTAGTAGGTCGAACTTAACATGGTTGCATTATCCGGTGGAGTAACTTTAACTGGCGGGGTTAATGTAAGTGGCTTTCAAATTGAGCCTTTGGTTTTTAACACTGTGCCTTCAACACAAGCTCCAGGACCTCTAAATATTTACTATCGACGTAGCAAAATAGTAGTGATATATACTGCAGCTGAATTAAATGCAGCTGGCATTTCGGGATCCACAACATTTAATGCCCTTGGTATGTTTGTGATAACAGCACCGTCAAGTAGTTATCAACCCTATCCTAGTTATACAGTGGGAATGATTAACACAGCAAACGCAGTTGGAACTAATATAACTACAGGATGGACCACAGTTCGGAATGCAGCGAATTTACCTACTTTTACTGCTAGTGTTAATTTACCTCTAGATATTATCTTTAACACAAACTTTACATGGAATGGCACAAGTAATTTAGGGATTGGATTTGCATGGGGTATGGTCCCCACTGGGTATGTGGCAGCAGGCTCAGTAAGAAGCAACAGTACGGGTTCAATTGCTTATGCTATAACTGACAGTGCAGGTGCATATACTTTGGCAGATGCAACTAGTAGCACAAGTGCTGGCAGACCCATAATCACTTTATATAGGGTATAAAAAATGGAAATTTGGTTAGTATTAATTACACCTTATGATGAATATAACACAAGTTACATTATATCGGGTGCGTTTGATTCAGAGCAAAAAGCGCAGATTGAATTCGAAGATTTAGCTACTAGCGGAAAATATACCTTAGACGAACTTAGAATTGTGACTATGCCAGTACAATAATTTTTGTCTGTTTTTCCCTGCGTTAAATAATTACAAATTCACTAATTCAATTAGGCATGGACTGTACTTTACATATTCTGACAAATCCTTCTGGCATTACACACACAAACTATAGAATGGAACCATTCAATGTTGCAGCATTGAAATTCATCGAAAATATGCAACAACGTGGGTACAATCTAGTTCATTATGGACATGAATCTGCTGGAGTTACCTGTGAACACGAAGTTTGTGTAACTAACAGTGAATTCCCTCCTCCTGAGCACGGTAGTTTACTAAATCATCAACCAAATTTAATCAGTGTTTACAATGAACGTGCCACAAAAGCTGTAGCAAAAAGAAAACGTCCCGGCGACATGTTATTGGCGTTTTACGGTAGAGCCAATAAACCAACCATGGACGATCATCCAGATTTATTTTGTTTAGAGCCCAGTATTGGATATCCGCCCGATGCAGTATATTCCAATTATCGTGCATTTGTTAGTTACAGTCAAATGCACTATTTTTATGGATTACACAAAATGTTGCTAAAACCAAGTTGGTATGATGCAGTGATTCCAAACGCATTTACTCCTAGTGAATTTGATTTTTGCAGCGAAAAAGAAGATTATTTTGTTTATTTAGGCAGAGTTAACTATGACAAAGGCATAGATTTATGTATACAGGTAACAGAACGTATTGGAAAAAAACTATATATTGCAGGTCCTGCCACTGATTTACAACACTTGAATTATTCAAAAGTTCCAGATCATGTGGAACTATTAGGATATGTAAACCCCAAACAGCGAAGTGATTTATTACGGCGTGCCCAATGTTTAATGGCACCGACCCACTATATAGAACCATTTGGCAATATTGTGGCTGAAGCACAGTTTTGTGGAACTCCTGTTTTAACAACCGATTGGGGTGGATTTGTAGACAGTGTAGTGCATGGAGTCACAGGATTTAGATGTAAAGATTTTGGTAGTTTTGTTCGAGCAGCCCAACGAGTACATGAATTGGATCCTGTAACTTGTAGATCGTGGGCCGAACAAAATTTCAGTGATCAAGTTGTCCATGACCAGTTTGATGAGTGGATTCAAAAAATTGCAAGGCAAAATTTCTACTATGTATAAAATTTATAGTCGATTAAATTCTTCTACTTTATGTCATTTAGTTCACCGATTTGATGAAATCACTGAACGTACAAACGTGGCCGAAGATCATCAATTTTTACAATTAGCAACATTAAGAATGAAAAAAGGACAAACGTTTCGTCCTCACCGACATATTTGGAAAAATACTCCTAGTCCGTGTATAATAGCACAAGAAAGTTGGGTAGTGATAAAAGGCAGTGTAGAATGCAGCTTTTATGACACAGACGGAACGTTTATCGAAAAACAAATAATTCGTGCAGGTGATTGTAGTATGACATTTGAAGGCGGTCACACTTACACTATACTTGAGGATGACACTGTGGTATATGAATATAAAACCGGTCCTTATACTGGACAGCAAAATGATAAGGTGTTTATTTGATGACTAAATTGTCTACTATTCCTATGCAAAAGCAATTGTTTTTTACATCTAAAATTGTAGACAACGAAGCATTTAGTACGGAAGAAATTGATTGGATTGCCAATTATTGTAAAACTTTAGAAATCAATAAGGGCGAATTATTTAAATCAAATCCAGATTATTCTACTAGAGATGCATATACAGCTTGGATAGAATATCCTACTTATGACACACAGTGGATATATGATAGGTTAAATTCCAGGATAGAAAGATTTAATGATCATGTTTTTAATTTGGATCTGACCGGTATACCATATATTCAATATGCTGAGTATCATAAAGGTGGGCACCATGACTTTCATATGGACTTGGCATTTGATAATCCACAACAATATGATTACAGAATTAATGAATTTTTTAGAAAACTAACAGTGGTGATTCTTCTTACTCAACCAGAGGTAGATTTCGGTGGAGGAGAATTTCAACTTAATATGAGTATGGAACGCACACCTACTATTGCACCATTAGTAAAAGGCAGTGTATTATTGTTCCCGTCATTTTTATTACACAAAGTGTGTCCAGTTACTTGGGGAGTAAGAAAAACTCTTACTACATGGGTACTAGGTCCTAAATTAAGATAACATATGAAATTAGGAACTGATGTTTGTATAGACAAAACTGCTATTTTTACAAGAATAGAGTTATGTCGAATTGGAAATCATGTTGCTATCGATCCTTTCTTTTATTGTTCGACACAATTGGAAATTCACGATTATGTGCATATAAGTCCGCACGTTGCTGTAATAGGTGGCAAATTATCTAAATTAACAGTTGAAGATTTTTGTTTTTTAAGCGTTGGTTCTAAATTCATATGTGGCAGTGAACAGTTTCACGGTGATGGATTAATTGGTCCTTTAATTCCAAATGAATATAAAGATCGACAAACCCTTGCTCCTATAGTCCTAAAACGGTTTAGTGGGGTGCTTGCTAATAGTGTGGTTCTTCCAGGAGTAACTATGGCAGAAGGCAGTGTTTTAGGATCTAATAGTTTACTTAAAACTAATACAGAACCGTGGACAGTATACGCAGGAAGTCCAGCCAGACCTATAAGAAAAAGAAACAAAGACAAAGCATATGAATATGCAGCTAAATTAGGATATACATATAATGACTAAATTTAATAGTTGGCCAAGCGGGCGACTGCCAGATCATTTTCAAAGACCGGAATTGGCGGAGTTAAAAAAATTGGGGTACAACTGGACTGATCCACGTGATGCAGTAGAAATTTTTGAACGTAAAGTTGCGGATTTTGCCGGATCAAAATATGCAGTAGCAGTGGATTGTTGTACCAATGGAGTTTTTTTATGTTTGAAATACGTACAAGCTCGCGGTGTAATTGAAATCCCAAAGCATACATATCAAAGTATTCCGATGAATATCATTCACGCAGGGTGCGTCCCCGCATTCAGACATGAAGAATGGTCAGGTATGTATCAACTGAAACCCTATAACATCTGGGATGCTGCAACAAGATGGCGCAAGGGAATGTATCAGGGTGGGTTGCATGTTTGTAGTTTCCAAATAAAAAAACGTGTGCCAATTGGTCGCGGAGGTATGATTCTCACTGATGACAAAGATGCTTATGATTGGTTAAGTAAAGCAAGATATGACGGCAGGGATTTAACTATAAGCCAATGGGAGGATGATGGTGAAATTTGCGGTTGGCATATGTATATGACTCCAGAAGATGCTGCCCGGGGAATCATACTAATGGATCAAGTACCCGAAAATAATCCCGATTGTGGTGGGTGGGAAAATTATGCAGATCTTAGTGAAAAGAAATTATTTAAAAACTTAATATGAAAAAGAAAGCACTAATTACTGGTATTACCGGTCAAGACGGTAGTTACTTAACAGAATATCTATTAGAACTTGGATACGAAGTATTTGGTATAGTAAGACGCCAAAGTGTACCTGAAAATCAAAGCAGTAGATTACAACATATCAACGACAATATTACAAGAATATACGGTGATCTGACAGATGAGTGGTCCGTGACCAAAGTAATTAATGATGTTCAACCAGATGAAATTTATAATCTAGGTGCAATGAGTCATGTAAGAATTAGTTTTGATATGCCGGCATTTACTATTAAAACTAATAGTCTCGGTGTTTTAAACATGCTGGAATCTTACAGACAATTTTGCCCTAAAGCAAAATTTTATCAAGCTAGCAGCAGTGAAATGTTTGGTAATAGCATTGATACTGATGGAGTACAAAGACTAACAACTCCAATGACTCCGGTTAGCCCCTATGGTTGTAGTAAAGTAATGGGTTTTAATTTAACCAGACATTACCGAGACGCATACAAATTACATGCATGTAATGGCATATTGTTTAATCATGAAAGTCCACGTAGAGGCACCAATTTCGTTACTAACAAAGTAGTAAAAACTGCAGTAGAAATTAAAAAAGGTTTGGCAGATCTACTAGAACTGGGTAATTTAGATAGTTCAAGAGATTGGGGACATAGTTATGATTATGTTCGTGCCATGCATCTAATTGTAAATCATGATGCTGCAAGAGATTGGGTTGTGGCCACCGGAGAAAGTCACACAGTAAGAGATCTATGCCGATACGTTTTTGAAAGTTTAGATTTAAATTACGAAAACTATGTAGTACAAAATCAAAAATTCTTACGTCCCGAAGAATTAAAATATCTCCGAGGTGACAGCACAGAAATCAGATTACAACTGGGATGGCAACCTAAATATACTTTTGAATCCATGCTAGATGAAATGATTGCGCATTGGATGAAAATATTATGAAAAATTTTATTTTTGTTTTACCAGGGGGAGGACCATTTAGTAGATTCTTGCAATGTGGAGTGATTCCCTTGGCCGAACACAATATAGAGTTTGATAACGCATTTTTGACGTTGAGTCCTTTTGAAGAAAATACTAATAATGATGAGTATCTGCAAGAGGCTGTCGATCATATAGTAAGAAATAGAAGTAGTATGGAGAATTATGGTATTTCTAAACCTTATGATCATATTATGGGATATGTATTAGATCAGCAAATAGACAGAACCTATGAATTTAATGGTTTTCTTCCATTTGGCAAAATGTATGATAAAGAAAATCCTATTGAACATAGTCCAATGTTACAGGAATACAAAAGAGTATTGCGTAAACTTCATATCCAAAATGAAATAAAAACTCGAGTAGACAATTTATGTAAATTAGTGCAAATAGATGAACGCACGTTAGGCGCACATGTCAGAATGACCACGATGGCAGTTCACAATAACTATAACATTGCCCGATTTGAAGATTATTGTGGAGCAATAGATAAAGAGTTAGAAACTGGAAATTACAATGGACTTTATGTTGCTACAGATAATGTAGAAAGTCTGGTCAAAATGGAACAGAGATACGGACACATAATTAGATATTATCCTAATCTTTTAAGATTGCCTACTGAGCAAATTACAGAAAAATGGCAATGGTCATGGGAATATGACATGTTTTTTAGAAAACAGTTTTGGCAAGAAAGTTTTATGGAAGCGATGACATTGGCCAGGTGCGGTGGATTGATATGTAATACTAGTAATTTCAGTAACGCTGCAATAGTTTTTAGCAATTCTATTAAAAAAGTTATTAGATTATGAAACATGCATTTTTTATAACTTCCAGTATAGAACTAGATCCTAATCGGCCTTTCAAAGGAACAAAAAAACGTACAGTATTTTCAACAGAAGAAAGATTAGAGCAAACTTATAAAACTATTAATTCATGTAATCAATTGGCGCCAGGCAGCACTATTTTTCTAATAGACAGCAGTGCAACAAATCTAAGTGAATTACATAATTTACCAAATGTAAATTATTTTCAACTTGAAAATTTAAATTCTACTATAGCTAACACAGTAAGGACTTATTCTAATAAGAGCTATTGTGAATGTCTAATGATGATTGAGTTTCTTAAACATTTTAAAAATTACCTTAAAGAATTTGACTTTGTAACAAAACTGTGTGGACGATATTGGTTTGATGAAACATTTAAATTGGATTTATACACTGAACAAAATCGGAATAAATTTTTTCTTAAAAAACCAATGTCCTGGTCAGGACCGCAAATTGATTTTTTAACACCTGAACAATTGCCTAGAGATTTAATTGTTAACGGAGCATTAACAGGTACGTATACTGTGGCTCACGGGATGCATAGAGATAAAATAGATCAATACGAAGCATTGATATTTGCCTGTGCGCAAAGTAGTATGGAAAATATAAAATTTTATTATCAAGACGTTGAATATGCCTTATATTATTTTCTGAGAATATTCAATCTACTAGATGATGTTATACAAGTTCCGTGGGACGTCCATGGTCGCTGTGGTGTAACCGGTAATTGGGTAAAATACTAATGTTTGAAATAGAATCTCGCGGGTATATGCCTGCATATGGGCTAAACCATTCTTTTGGATTTACTAAAAAATTTCCGTTGAAAGTTGCTGTTTGTTTTGATAACGTTAACTATAATCCTGATGCAGATATAAATGTGTTAGTGCAAAATGAGCCGCCCAACCTTTATATTAAATTTTACGGAATGGTTAAAGAATGTCAAAATAAATTTGATTTAATTTTAGCATATGATCCTAGACTTGTAGCTATGCCACAGGCACAAGAATTCTGTGCAGTGGGATCTTGGGTAGGAGACAATTTACCTTTACAAAAACAAAATCAAATCAGTTTTATAATGAGCAGTAAAATTAATGGTGCTCCTTATAGAATGAGATATAAAATATTAAATCGATATCGAAATGCTAAGATCATGGGTGTGTTTGAATATAAATTTCATAGAAGCCCGCCAATGATTCCCAACAAAGATCCTTTTTTCATTAATGCTAAGTTTCATATAGCCTGTGAAAATCAAGACATGCCCAACATGTTTACAGAAAAACTACTAGATTGTTTCAAAACTTATACAGTTCCAATTTACTTTGGTTGTCATAACATAGAGCAATACTTTAATCCAAAGGGAATTTTGCAGTTCAGAACTATTGAAGAATTTGAATACATTATTTCAAATTTGACAGCGGATACCTATGACGAGATGATGCCTTATATTAAAGAAAACTATGAGCTTGCACGACCATATTGGGAAAAAAGTGTTTTTCAAAGAATAGAAGAACAAATCGAAAAATTTATTATTAAAAAATTTAAATTAAATACTGATAACAGTCAAATAATACTATGAGAACTAATTTAATCATCACTGATGATTTTTATGGCGATCCCGATGCTATTAGAGAATTTGCGTTACAGCAAGAATATAATGTAACTGGAAATTTCCCCGGTAATAGAACACGTAGTTTTTTAACACCAGACGTTAAGGAAACGATTCAAACAATAGTTTGGTATGCAGGCGGAGAAATTACAAATTGGTACAGCGACAACGGTTATACTGGATCTTTTCAATTAACATATGCAAGTGATCGCAGCTGGATCCACACTGATCATTTTAATAAATGGGCAGCAGTATGCTACTTAACTCCGGATGCTCCTATTACAGGCGGTACAGGTATATTCTTGCATAAAAAGAATAAAGCGATGACGGCAACAGAAATGGGAAAAGAACCTTACGATCCACAGGACATGACTAAGTGGGAAAAGGTTGATGTGATCGCAAATAGATATAATCGGTTAGTTATGTATCGCGGCGATTTATTTCATAGCAGTTTAGATTATTTCGGCAGCAACACACAAGATGCAAGACTGTTCCAAGTATTTTTCTTTGACACACAATTTTAATCATGCAAACAAATGTAATTGTTATTGATGATTTTTACAGTAATCCAGACGGTGTTAGGGATTTTGCCTTACAGCAAGAATTTGCTAAACGGGAAAATTTTCCTGGAATAAGAACACGTTCTTTTTTAAACGAATCAACTAAAGCTACCCTAAGTCAAATCTTGTACAACGCAGCGGGTGAAATTACTAACTGGAATGAACGTGACGGTTTAACCGGATCATTTGAATTAGCCACAAGTAGAGATCGTAGTTGGATACACACAGACCATTTTAATACTTGGGCAGGAGTTATATATTTGACACCCGATGCTCCACTTAGTGGTGGCACTGGGTTTTATAGATATAAAAAAACTGGGGCTATTCGAGCATCTGAACTAGAAAATTACGAATCACAAGATATGACTAAATGGGAGTTATACGACGTAATTGGTAATAGATATAATAGACTAGTGCTTTATCATAGTGATTTATTTCATAACAGTGTAGATTATTTTGGTCAAAGCAAAGAAAATGGTAGGCTGTTTCAATTGTTCTTTCTTACAACCGAGTATTGATTATGATAATAAATCGAATTAGTAATTTTTTAGAACCAGATGTTTTACAAAATCTGCGGGATAAATTTGAAAAATCTAAAGGAACTCCTTCATTTGAAATTAATAATATGGGACGATGGGGTGCAGGTTTAGAGTACGGAAGTTACAGTCCAGTATTGATACTGCCACTTGAGGAATACAGACAATATTTTATCGACAAATATTGTGCCTTAGATCCCATATTCAAAGATTATCAAAATTTAACTTGCTTTATGCATATTTGGTTACCTGGCACACAAATTAATTGGCATCATGATTCCAGTGACACTAGTCCTAGATTAAGCAGCACCATTTACATCAACGAAAGCTGGAATTGGAATTGGGGTGGAATGTTTTTATATGATCATGAAAGTTTAGGGCAGGGTTGGGTATTCCCTCATCCTAATTCGGCAATATGGTTTATTCCTCCGTTATGGCACAGTACCACAATGGTAACCAATGCTGCGGAATTTCCGAGATTGAGTGTACAATTATTTTTTAATAAGTCTTTATCATGAGTACAATATCTTTAGATCATTGGTTTCCCAGTGTTATAGGTAAAAGTTTTCATCCTGAATGGATTGAACCAGTATTAAACAATGCCAAGCAAATTTGGGATAATCCTACTACAAACCTAAATGAACAGTTTTACTATAACGGCAGAACAACTCATGGTACTAGAAATTTATTTTATGAACCGCAATTTAAGGACTTCGGGGAATTCATTCTTCAAAAAGGAAAAGAATTTTTAGAACTACAGGGCTATGATAGTAATGCAGTAAATTGGCGTCCTTACATGTTCTTAAATAGTTTTAAGGAAGGCTCTGCACACGCTAAACATTTACATAGCCAATGCAGTATAAGTGGAATTTACTATTTACAAACTCCGCCAGGAAGTAGCCCTATTACTTTTTACCCGCATCAAACTTATAGAGAGTTTTTTGACTTCCTTTACGCAGTTAAAGATCCCACTAACTGGTATAATATGAGCAGCACAAAGTATGATCCCTATCCGGGTTTGTTAATGATTTGGCCGGGCTGGTTATGGCACGAAGTTGTGCCCAATCAAAGCCAAGAACCACGAACTAGTATTGTGTTCAATCTTTGATTGTTTGATGTATATCTAGTTTTTTCTTAACTGTTTCTGAATTAAGTATACGTAAAATTCCGGGGTGTAAAGGCTTGGGATAATCCTCTAAAGGCACCCAACAATACCCTTTATGTTCTGCGTTTAAATCGGGCATGAATTCTTCTTCTACTTTGATCAGGAACGTATGATAAATGAATTTTTCATTATCACTTGTATATTTTTCTATAGGTAAAATTTTTGCACCAAGAATTTTACCGCCTAGTTCTTCATTGATTTCTCTTTCTAGTCCTGATAAAATAGATTCATTGGGTTCTATTTTCCCGCCAACTAAACCCCAAGTATTGGCATATTTGCCTTTATCTCGCAATAAAAATAAGTATCGTTGAGATCTAGTACAGAAAATTAATGCACCACAACCTGTTAAATTGCTATTAACCATTTTCCTGACGGGTAATAACCTTCGTAACTCTTAATCCAAGTAGATCCATTCCATCTATATTGAACACTGGTAGTTAAGTTTGTTACATATTGAACTGTAGTTTCGTATCTTGAATCAAATACAACTGACCAATGCTGACCGTCAAATTGAATAATGTCATTGGCATATGCCTCTAAAGGGGTATCATCTACACCTAACCAATTATATACCGGTTGAGCACCTTCTTGTGAAACATAATCGTTTATGAGCAAATATCTTGTGCCCGGAGCTAAGTCTTGCAAGTCTCTATTAGGTCTCGAACTTAAAGGGTCTATTATAGCATTTACAGGCTGCAAAGTGTTTACAGGAATTGAATCTATGTCTGCAGTCCATATTAAACTTGTATCATCTATAGGATTGTATGCAATCGTTCCAACTACTTGATTGCCGTCATCCAATTCTAAAGTGATAGAACTTGCCCCGTTTACTAAGTTTCCATAAACATTAATTACGTCTCTCCAAACTTCACTTACACCTGCTTTTCTGGTCACTGCAGTAAATGCAATTTTATCTCCAATATTGCCCGTAATTACATTACTGGTTAATACCGTGTCACCGTTTACTTGTAACACTAAACAGTTAGGCACTGTTCTAATAGTGGGATTAACATTGCTGGCAATACTAGCACCCGTAATAACCATGTTAGCCTCAATTCCGTCAGTGTCGGTCAATATTACTGTGGTGTTTGCACTGACATTAGCTACTAGTTCTTTTATAATCTGTGCACCAAATTCATTCTTTACAGGTTGATTATATTTTACTAATCTCAGTTCGTTTTCTAATAGAATCACTCCATAATTCATAGGAGTATAGTACTGCCTGCTTAAAAGAGTGGATTCATCATATATAGCATCGTTCAAACCGCCCGAACCATCGAATATGCTAGCAACAATTCTTTGAATAACTCCCAATTTACGCACCAATGCTGGAGCACTTATAAAAATAGGAATTTCAAAAGTTAATGTGGCTATATCAATTGGGTTTTCTGTGCCTTGAGGAACAGTTCTAGAACTCCATTGAACATCAGTTAATAATACATAGCTGATGCTAGTCCAATCAATATAGTTATCTGTGCTTTGAATTTCTAGTGCTGGATTGAATAAAATACAAAGTTGTTCTAATAATTGAAGTTTTTGTTCGGTATTGCTAGTCCAAATATCTAATTTGATAGTTAATTTGTAAGGTACAGGCATTAATCTATCTACAGTTAAAACATCACCTTGTGTAGTGCTGTAATTACCTGTTTGTGGATCATAATATCGTTCTCTTAAATTCAATTTTCCTACATAACTAGGATTTTGAAGCCTTGCTCTGTCATAGGTTAATCCGCTTACATAAACTGCCATTGCTGGAACTGCATTCATTATGTTTTCGCTGTTTTGTTTGATTATAGCTGCAGCTTGTCTACTACTATCACCGTATATGACTGGCACTCTTTGTAGCGCAGTAACACCATTACGGTCTTTTCCAAATTCTACTTGAAAGTTAGATACCATTCGCATGAATTGAATAATGTATCTACGTATTTGATTATCGTAAAAAAATTGTTGGAGAGACATTAATTATCTGCCTTTGGGGTTAATGCTTTGCTAAGACTTTGTCTGACAGGCTGTGTTCGGCCTTCGGTGTCTATAAAGGTGTCTGTATTATTTACAAATAAACTACGTTGTGTACGATTATTTGGTCCTGGTGTTAGATCTGTTCTAACACTATCTTCTATCTTGGTCCATCTTGTACCATCATATCTAAATAACCTATTAGGAACAAAATCTGTACGCAATATGTAATCGCCGATAGTGGGGTCCTGAGGGAAACTAGTTCTGGCAGATACGGGCCAGCCATTAGGCGGAGTTCCGTCCCCTCCCAAATATGCTGGAATGTTGGTATCTGGAGTTGTTGGTTGGGTAGCTGCAAAATTTACGGTGGAATCCACTGTCATCTGGGTAATATCAACTTGCACTCCAGTGGGATCTCCTGGACTACCATCCGGATTAATTGGTTCTACATACAATTCATCAACGTTGGTTCCGCTTTTAGGAACTTCAATTTCAGCTTGAGTTATTACAGCATCGTTTATTTCTAATAATTTATCTAAGGTGCTTAAGTATGAACCCAATGGTGTTATATTTCCTTGACTGTCAGTGCCAGTAATTTGATTAATTATATCCTTGTATTCTTGGCTGTCTACTAGCGGAGTCATTTTAACTCTTAATAAATGCGGCCACCAAGTTTGACTGAATCCCTCTGCTGCAAATGTTATATCTTGCACCACATAATATCTTTTTAATAAAGCGGGAATTTCCTCATTTAATGGATAATAGTCCTTTTTATGTTGAAGTTCCAATACATCACCCGACATAATTTTGCGACCTAAAATAGCCACAATGTCATTTAAATGAAACGTCATATAAATTGTGTCTGCACTTAAAAATATACCAAATTGATTTAAATCAAAATCGTTATCATTAACAGTATAAACACCCCGAAGAGTATAGACGGAAGTATCATATTTCCTGTCCCTATTTTCTAAAAACAATAAGTCTTGAATATTTAGAGCACTTTGATTTTGATAAACGGGTTGTGATGCATCTTTCCAAAATATACTTAAGGATTGTCCTGTTGAAATGTTTGATGTTATGTTACTGCTTAGGACAACAGTATTGCTTCCAGTGTTGGTGCTAACAATAACAGTATTTGCACCTATACCTACACCTTGTACAGTTTGTCCTGGTTCAAAATTAGCCACATTGCTAAAATGTAATGTAGCACCTGATGTAGTAGAATTCGAAGTGACGTAACTATTTGCCTGGCTGTTTGTGCCTATATATTTGTGGAGAAGAATGCCTGTGCCGCCCACTGTAAATTGTTCGGATATTAATTTGTCAAAAAATTTGTAATCGTTAGTGTGGTTTGGGCGCCACATACTTAGCCTAGGCATACATTTAACCCTTTTATCATGTATTTATTGTTAGATTGACAATAAAAACTAAAGGTGCTATACTTGTTAAATGCCGGATATGCTTAACTGCCAATCTAGACTGTACAAATGCAGGGATCAGATAGCTGGAATGCCGTCTGGCAGAGAAAAAATTGATCTACAAAGAATGTACCAATCAGTGACGGAAACTCAAAAACTTGTAAATAATTTGTGGATAGAATGTAGAAGAATAGGAAAAGTTACAGCTCAATATAATAATGAACTAACCAAATTTGATGAACTGGTTAGTAATCTTGAACAGTACATTACTTTGGCTTACTTGACAAAAGGAGTTTGATATGCCTACAGTTGCCGGAATTAAAATTAAAACTAAACCTCCCCGAGTTCGTAATCCTTTATTTGCGGATGAAAAATACACAGGTGGCGAGCCTGAATGGCCCGCAGATGCTTTAGAATGGTCTGACGAGGACTTTGATCATCTATTGCGTAAAAGTTTCTTTTACTACAATTATTTTTACAATCAAAAAGACACTAAAAAACATGTAGAGGAGTGGGCTGAAAAATCTGGAATGTTTGACAAAACACAAGTCAAAGCATTTAAACGTAGTGCAGACAGAAGTATTCCTATGACTGCATGTAGCCTAGTAATGGCGCATCGTGCAGGTATGCCATTAAAGGCAACGCATATTGAATTTCTTACTAAGTCTATCATTGCAGCAATTTCAGATACTGAACCTGATCCTGAAGAAATCACTACAAAACCTAAGGCACAAGAATACCGTCCTACTATTCAAGATAGACTGGCAGAAAAAACTTCTGAACTGATAGGCGAAATGGAAGGTATGTTTGACGAAATTGTAAAAAATACCAAGCCAAATTTTAAACCTTACGATTTTCTTACAACTAATAAAGTTATTCAAGCACAGTTGCCCAAGTACAAAGCAGTGTTTGAAAACAGAAAATTTGAATTGGAATTAGCACAATCTAAAAAAGATTCCCAACTTGCAGAAGCTTATAAACATTATAAAGCAGCAGATTTCAAAAGAATTATTAGTTGGTTGGATTTGGTGTTGTTGGCGTTGGACGAATATCGTCAAGTAAAACAGGCAACCAAGAAAGCCCGAGTTAAAAAAGCACCAACAAAAGAAAAATTAACTGCAAAACTTAAATATGCCAAGGATTTCAAAGAATTAAAATTGGTCAGTATCAATCCAGCTGAGATTATTGGTTCCACTGAACTATGGGTTTATAATACTAAAACCCGTAAATTGGGCAAATACGTTGCAGCATCTCATAGTCAGCTTTCAGTTAAAGGCACCGGAATTGAAAATTTTGACACAGATAAGAGCATTAGTAAAACTTTGAGAAAGCCAGAAGAGAAGCTTAAGGAGTTTGCCAAAGCAGGCAAAATTATTCTTAGAAAGTTTTTAGACGATATCAAGGCTACAGAAACAAAACTCAATGGAAGAATCAACACTGATATTGTTCTGTTAAAGGTAGCTTAAACCTAGTCCTGTTAGCTAAATATGGTTAACAGGACTTTTTTTATGACTACTGCAAATGTTGTTATTCAACCTAACTTACAAAATGATCTGAGTTTACGCACCTATAATCTTGGAGGACCTGGTCCTATAAGTCAGGCCAGCGCAATTGAAGCTGCAGGTAATATTCAAACTTTAAATCAATTGCGTAATGAAATGATCGATTATATAAGATTACGGTTAGGTGATCAAATAGTAGATTTAGAACTGGACAAAGAACACTATGAGTTATCTATTAAACAGGCACTTACAAAATATAGACAGAAAGCACAAAACGCAGTAGAAGAAAGCTATGCATTTTTAGATTTGTTACCAGAAGTGCAAGAATATATTCTTCCTAACTATATAATGGAAGTAAGACAGATATTTCGCAGAGGCATAGGTAGTACAACCGGCACAACAGCAAGTCAATTTGAACCGTTTGCTAGTGGTTACTTGAACACTTATATGTTAGTGGCAGGTCGTGTGGGAGGTTTACTAAACTATGAATTATTCACTCAGTATCAAGAGTTGGCAATGACAATGTTCGGTGGTTACATGAACTACACTTGGAATCGTGTAACCAAGAAGTTAACGCTGGTACGCAAGATGCCAGAATATGGACATACCTATTTTACCTTAAATTCTTTAACTGCTGCTGGTACAACTATAGGCAGTACAATAACCATTAATTTAGGGCAACCAGTTACGTTGGCTGCAGGCAACAGTTTGTACATTCAAAATTGTCCTGTAAGCGGCTATAGTGGGCAATATACTGTAGTTTCTGTTAACAATAGTAATACGGTGATTACAGTGCAAGCCACCCAAGCGTTAGGATCTAATTCAGTTACTGGCTTTAATTTGAGCCAAACACAAATTTGGAGTCCTGAAGTGGATGGATTAAACAATACCGAAAGTGTTCTACTTTGGATATTTAATTACAAGCCAGACAGTATGCTTTTAAGTGATCCACAAGTTTATCCATGGTTGCAGGAATATGCTTTAGCATTTTGTAAGAGTATTTTAGGGCAGGCACGTGGTAAATTTGCCAGTATAGCGGGTCCTCAAGCTGGCACTCAATTGAATGGAGCAGCCTTGCTACAAGAAGCGCAAGCAGAAATGGAAAAATTGGAAGAAGATTTGAAAAACTATGTTGATGGATCGCAACCGTTGACATGGGTCATAGGATAATGTAATATAAGCTTACGGAGTTTATATTATGATTATTGGTATTTGCGGTTTGATTGGCGCAGGCAAGGATACTGCAGCCGATTATCTTGTTAACTTCCATGGTTTCAAACGAGACAGTTTTGCTGCTACATTAAAAGATGCAGTAGCATCGGTGTTTAGTTGGGATCGAGAGTTATTGGAAGGACGTACTAAACATGCTCGTGAATGGCGTGAAGAAATTGATCCATGGTGGAGTGAAAGATTAAAAATGCCTGGATTAACTCCGAGACTTATTTTGCAACTTTGGGGTACAGAAGTTTGTCGTCAGGGATTTCATGATGACATTTGGATTGCCAGTTTGGAAAATAAACTACGAAAGTCAGAAGACAGCATTGTAATCAGTGACTGCAGATTTCCTAATGAAATCACAGCCATACGGCGTGCAGGCGGTAGAGTAGTCAGAATTGTTAGAGGTCCAGACCCTGAGTGGTTTAAAACTGCAAGATTTCATCCAGAGTGTATGAAAGTTGATTGGCCCGAAATTCATGCTAGTGAATACAGTTGGGCCACAACAGATTTTGATGCTGTTATTGAAAACAATGCTAGTATAGAAGATTTGTACAGGGCTCTTAAAAATCTGGTGTAATTGGACTTTCTCGCCAAGGCAATCTACTATTGGCAATTTCGACTCTGCAATTTAAACAAACAGATTTTAAATTTATTGAAGATAAATTTTTTAAATTTCCATCTACATGATAAACTGTAAGTTGTTTGTCAGGAAATTTTGCAACATACCCACATTTTTCGCAATGCATTTTTTTCCTATAGCCTGCTTTAAACCATGCCGACGGCTTAGGTTTTAATTTTTTACCCTTCCTAATACAACTATCACACATCTTTCTATAATGATGGATGTTGTTTTTGATATAGTTCACAGCAGCTGGCGTGTGCCCACATACTGCACATAATGGTCTTTGCATTTGGTATTTACCCATACCTTTGCAAAGGGCAGTCAATTTGACTTTTTTTATCAGTTTCGATAAATATCTTTAACAGATAGAGGAAGAACAACATGGCTTTAGTTTCTCCAGGCGTACAAGTTACCGTCTCTTTCATTCCTCCTCTCTCC